GTATGCGTCCTTGGATCTGTATTGCGTATTCAGCACCAGTTGCTGCTGCCTCTGCTGTATTCCTTGTGTATCCTTTTGGTCAAGGTTCTTTTAGTGATGCGATGCCTTTGGGTATCTCAGGCACATTTAATTATATGCTTGTATTCCAAGCAGAACACAACATCCTTATGCACCCTTTTCATATGATGGGTGTCGCTGGTGTCTTCGGTGGTTCATTGTTCTCTGCGATGCACGGTTCTTTGGTCACATCCTCACTGGTTCGTGAAACCACAGAAACCGAAAGTCAGAACTATGGATATAAGTTTGGTCAAGAAGAAGAGACCTATAATATTGTTGCTGCACACGGATACTTTGGACGACTTATTTTCCAATATGCTTCGTTCAACAACTCACGTTCACTTCACTTCTTCCTTGCTGCCTGGCCTGTTGTAGGCATCTGGTTCACTGCTTTAGGTGTATCCACGATGGCCTTTAACCTCAATTGGGGTTCCGTTTAAGTAATTTAACGGCAAACATCGGATGAATTGCTGGAAACCCTCTAAACATAAGGGCAATCAGCAGCCAAGTCTTAGATACATCTAAGAAAGGTTCAGAGACTACCTGAGGGATACAGTTCCCTTAATAACAGGAATAAGCGTCCGACATCCTACGGGATGAAGATATAGTCCACTCCTTAAAGATTGTAAATTTAAGGATTCAGTGCAATGGTTTTAATTTTAACCAGTCCATCGTTGATAGTCAAAACCGAGTAATTCCTACTTGGGCAGACATTCTTAATCGTGCTGGTTTGGGTATGGAAGTAATGCATGAGCGTAATGCCCATAACTTCCCCCTCGATCTTGCAGCAGCAGAAAGCGCTCCAGTAGCACTAACCGCCCCTGCAATCGGTTGATATAATATAGAGACCCTTTACGGGTCTTTTTAGACAAATAAATACTCGTAGATGCTTCTTTGTATGCACCTCTACGATTCTTCTAAAGAGTATTTGTTTCATTTACAAACAACTTCTTCGGCAGATGCAAAACGAATGTGGAGACAATCAATCAAAGATAAATGGAATCATAAATGTGCATACTGTGGAAACACAGAAAATCTTACAATCGATCACATCATTCCACAATGTAAAGGTGGGAGTGATTTTCTTACAAATGTAGTGTGCTGTTGTAGGTTTTGTAATAACTCAAAATCTCATACCAACTGGGAAGAGTGGTATTATAATCAGGATTTCTTTACAGAAGAACGATACGATGCTATAATCAATTGGATGAAACCTAAAACAAACTCAAATCTATATACGTATGGATCTCGAAGAAATAATGCAGTTTAATGAAATCTGAAAGTATTGATCTTCAAGCATTTTTTGGAGGTTTCATCATTGCACATCTATCAATTATTATACCAATTTTACTTATCTTATGACTTTCACAATTTATTCAAAAGATGGTTGTCCATATTGCAGCAAAATTCAACAAGTATTTCAACTTTCTGAACTCAAATATGTAGTTTATAATCTTGGCCAAGACTTTGATAGAACTCAATTTTATGCAGAGTTTGGAGAGGGTTCAACTTTTCCTCAAGTGATTTGTGATGAACAACATATTGGAGGATGTTCTGATACGATTCAATATTTAAGAGAACAAAAAATGATTTGATGGACCATGATGATGTAGATATAAATAAAAATGAACTCCAAATCAATCGGGGTGTTGAACTTTTACTTCGAAATAGGAGGAGAGAATCATTAGCACCAAAAACTTTTCAAGTGAAGTTTGGAAAAATGATTACACTCTTTCAGAGAGAGTTTGATTTCTTTATTGAATTTCACTTTAATATAAGAAAACAATAAACTCTCTGGAGAAGGAAAATGGAACCAGCATATGTAACCGCATTTTTTTCAATGCTCACTTTGTTATTTTTTATGGTTGGTGGAGTTATAGGATGGTTGGCATATAGACATGCTCTCGAAACAAGAACTCCGTATTTACACCCAGAGTTTTTTGATGAAAATGGACAAATAATTCCCGATGAAGTAGTATCTGTAAGATTTGAAAACAATTATGACGAGTACGATGACGACGACGACGAAGAAGACGACGAGTGAAAAACCAATTGAAACTCTTCCTCCCAACCCATTTATCTTTGAGATTTTAGATTTAGCATCTAAACAAAGGTCAAACGCAAAGAAAGTTGAGGTTCTCAAGACCTATGAACACGATTCATTAAAGACCATTTTGATTTGGAACTTTGATGAAACCGTAATATCTCTTCTTCCCGAAGGAGATGTTCCTTATGGTGATCTAAAGGATCAGAATGTTTATTCCGGTAATCTTTCTGATAACTTGATTCGTGAGGCAAATGGTGGTGAGGCTGCCACAATGCAGGATCTTGAAGGGAAAGGAAGAACTTCATTGAGAAGAGAATATCAAAATCTTTATCATTTTGTAAAGGGTGGTAATCATAATCTTTCTACAACTCGTAGAGAGATGATGTTTATCAATATGCTCCAAGGTTTACACTCCAAAGAATCTGAAGTTCTATGTCTTGTAAAGGATAAAAAACTTCAGACAAAATATAAGATTAGTCTCGAAAATGTAAAAGAGGCATATCCTGATATTGTATGGGGAGGACGTTCTTGATGAGTCAAGGTATTGTGAACAAAAACACTATTAAGAAGGGCAAAATGGAATCAGATTCAAAACAATCCGAAATTCTACCTTCTCAGTATGGGTGTGATATATTACTCGAAAAAACAAAATTAGAAGATACAAAAGATAAAACTTTTCCTCTTGATGCATATTTGGTTTGGTATGTGTCCGAAGGTAAAGAATATCTTGATCTCTGCCGTGCGAGTAAACAGGTAAATATTTTTGATATGTATTATGATAAATACGGTCCAGGAGCACTTCAAAAGATTAAATATGGATATGGAACAATAAGTCCCAGGTCGTGGGGATATAGAACACCAGAGAAGAAGAAAAAAAGATGACTGCGGGATTTGAAAACAATAAAGCAAAAGTAATTCTTGATGATGATGAAGTATCAAAACTCTTGAAAAAATATAAAAAAGTCAAGCAATATATGAAGTCTCCTCTTTTTGCTGTAAAAACAATGGACGGAACCGAGGCATATGTGAGTTCATTGATTAAAGAAGCACAAGAAGATCCGGTAGACTAATGGGAAAGCACTACTTACTTAATCTGTATGGATGCTCGTTTGTTCTTTTGAATGACGAGCATTATCTTGTAAGGTTACTCGAAGAAGCAGCAGTTATAAGTGGTGCAACAGTTCTTCAAACAGTTTTTAAAAAATTTGATCCGCAAGGAGCAACTGTAATATGCCTACTTTCAGAAAGTCATATTAGCATTCATACCTGGCCAGAAGAAGGAAAAGCAGCAGTAGATGTTTATACTTGTGGAGATTCCGATCCAAAATTGGGTTGTGATATGATTATCTCACAACTTCACTCAACAAACCATACACTTTCTTACATAGAACGATGACTCACGATACCGTCTTCATCTCAGATGTTCATTTAGGAACCGACCGATGTAATACTGATAAGTTTATCAAGTTTCTAAATCAACTTGATACAAAAAAACTTGTAATGGTCGGAGATATTATAGACATATATTGTATGGAAAAATATAATACTCTATGGAAAACTCAACACACAAAGGCAGTTGAAAAAATTCTAGAATTGTCCAGAAAAGGAACAGAAGTTGTTTATATTCTTGGTAATCACGATGCAGTCGCAAGAAAATATGTAAATACTAGTTCTTCTTATTTACATCAAAATCTTATCATCTGTGATTCTTATATTCATCACAGCACAGAAAACAAAAAGTTTTTATGTATTCACGGGGATTTTTATTCTGAGTTCTCATCTGGTTCCTGGAAGCAATATTTTATGAACTGGGGATATGAAACAATCACACCTCTAAATATTTTTCTAAACAAGACTTTTGGGTTTTCTTTGATTAATTTTCTCAAATCAATTCCAAGAGGTAAAAAGTTTATTGATAAGTATGAAATGGATTT